CCTTTTTCAGCTTGCTCATCAGTTGAATTACGTCCATAAAAAGCGTCGATTTTCGCCAAGATAATCCCTCCTTAATTGTCTTAGGACAACCTTCAACCAGAATATTATAGCATTGAAGGAGTGGATAGTTATAGATAGCGAAGATGAGAAGGAACTTCAATCCCTTGCGGATTACCTCGTTAATTTAATTCTAAATCTCCCCAAAGTCCCTCAGTCGTAATGGCTGGGGGATTTATCTTATCTTGTCACTAACATAATTCGATTATTCATGGGATTAATTACCTAGAATAATCGAATAGCGAACACATACCTTTAACCATAGCTCAAACGTTGACACGAACGTTGAAAGGAGAGGCGATGAAGCACAATGAAGATTTCGTGGATAATTTAAAAAACGAATTCAAAAAGGCCATCTATCGCGGTCCTGACAATCAACTTCCCTCTGTTATCTACGACACAATTTCTATCCTCTATGCCAAATCCCCATTAAAGCCATTCATTCATAAACGAACATTGCTATCTGCAATCGAAAAAACAAAGCCAAAGATTACCAAGCAGCAGATAATTACCAAAGCTAAAAGTCTAACCATTCAAGATGTCGTTTATTGGGCAACAGTCCGGCCAAAGTTAAAGCAAAGTTGGTGCTTAAATATTCACCTCCCCCCCGGGATAGAGTTCGCCGAGTTCAAGAGCAAGGAGTCCCACTACGCTACAGCCATCTCAGGAACTTGTGAAATCGAAAAGCATGGTTCAGGAGCAATGATGCTTATCAGTAACGTTCCTATCGTCAAAGAATTCTCCTACTCATTTGACCCAACTCATTACCTCAAATCAATGACACTCCCTATCTTTATTGGCCAAGGTGCAAACGGTCCCATTGTGCAGGACTTAGCCGTTATCTACTCCCTGTTGATTGTAGGGCTAAGGGGAAAAGGCAAATCTACCGCAATGCACCAAATTATCTACACCCTCCTACTACTTAACAAGGTAACTCAAGAGGATTACGTTCATGTTGCGATCATCGGTCCGAAAAACAAGGAGTTTGAATACTTCGAGGATTACGGAGCAACCTTCGTCCATGAGGAAATCGACTACTTAAAACTCCTACTACTTATTGATGAAGCTGACAGGGAGCGCAAGAACAAACTTGGTAAGTGTAGGGATATCCTAGAATACAACTCAATCAAAGGAAACCACATGCCTTATGTCGTTTTACTTGTAGATGAAGTTGATATGGTCGGTGAAACCAAGGGTTGCGATGATTTACTTCTTAGGGCAGTCAAGAAATATCGTTCTCAAGGAATCTATGTGATAAGTGCAACCCAACGACCTTCTAGCAAGTCCTGGGGAAGTAGCAACAAATTCAGCGAGTTCAAATCTCAGTTTGAGGCAAGGTTAGCGTTTCGTATGGCCGATGCTATTAATTCACAAATGATTCTCGAGAGCAATAAGGCTGCTCACATCTCCAAGACACCAGGTAGAGCAATCTACAAATACGATTCAGAAGAAGAAGTTCAGACCCCGTACTTCCCCACCGAAAACAAAAACCCAAAGAAGTATCATGCCCTCATGGACCAACTCCCCAAAGTAGCACTACCCTATCACGACATAGAAGGAGAGGTAATCGACCATGAACCCAACTACCCGCGCCCAAGGACGCAAGCGCGATCAAAGAGTCTTAGCTCATCTAGAAGCCTTAAAATGCTTATCTCAGGAGCAAATCCATTTACTTGAGTTCTGGAATGTCAGCACAGAAATGTCTCACCGATGCACAAAACGTTTAGTTGAAGACAAGTTGATTCGTCGAGTCGAAATGAAATGGTCCGATATGCCCGATTGGTTTTATCCATACGACAACAAACGCCCTGACCAAATACAGCACCGGTTAGGCAAATCATGGATTTATATAGCCTTAAACATGAAAGTTCTCGATTCTCAAGGCACTCAAGAGATAACTTACTTTAAACAAGAAGAAAGGAGATTCTTTACTTCTAACGATAAGTTCCCAATTCCAGATTCTTACGCTGTGATTCATCACAAAATCTATGGCGACATCTACAACTTTTGTGAGTTTCAAGTTTTAACGTCCTCAAATAGTTGGAATAAGAACTACCGAGCGTTATTCGAGACATTTGCTCAAGACCAACTATTAAACCTCATGGTAGTGACCACGGGCAATTACGACAAACTAAAAGCTCAGCTGCAAAAAGAGTTATCCGGAATGAAAAACGTTCGACTTGAATTCTACGAACTCGATAAGCTCAAGGAGATTTGTTGGAAGATTGCACTCAGGAAAAGGGAGGAATTTCGACAGAAGGGATTGAGGTAAATGGACGCTGCCGAAGCTGCTATCCAATTAATGTTCAACCTCCTAAAGCTAGTCGGGTTTGTGTGGGTCTGCCAACAGATATCCGACATCACTGGCGCAGGAGGACGCGTGATGAAGCTCATATGGCTAATAAGCGGAGTCACCTTTGCTCTGATAGGCTACGACTATGTGAGCAAGTTCATGGTCATAGCTAGGCAAGCCTCAAAGGGGATATGGGAATGATTGAGTCGATTGCAAAATTAGCTTTTATGTATGTTATTACCAGAATGTTTATCGAGTTTGCGTTCCCTGCCGGCAAACATCTTCTCAAATATATTTATTGGTCAGCAATCTTCCTAGCCATATACATCACTGTAGCCCCAATGGCAACGAGATTTTTCGATGATATCCATTCTTTCGCCACAACCTATAGTGAAGGGAAAAGCACAATCGACAGTGTTTTAGGTGGTGAAGATAATACTTCTCCTGGAGTCGGATACCTTGGACCATGGGAGAGGATATCAGGTAATGTGGAATGGGATGTTCCGGTTAAAGGAAAGGTTACTCAAAACTATAAAGGGGAAGATCACCATGGTATAGATATCGGAGCCAAGGAGGGGAAAGAGATTATAGTAACACGCGCAGGGAGAGTCGAGAAGGTTGTCTCTGACCCTGTATATGGATTAATGGTCTTAGTATCCCATGGAGGCGGTTACGATAGCTTATATGCCCATTGTAGCGAAGTATTTGTTAAAGAGAGGGATAATGTGTTGAAGGGGGATGAGATTGCACTTGTGGGTAGCACGGGCAGGAGTACCGGCCCCCACCTTCATTTTGAAATTCGACTCAACGGTGTGGCAAAAAACCCTATGCAGTTTTTAAAGGAGGAGGGACTATGAAAGATTTAGACTTTGAAGACTTGATTGACTATATTCACAAAAAACAGGCTTAGACAAAAGGGCAATTGAGTTAGTCCTTGATAGCGAAACCGATTATCTTCTTCGCAATGGGTTTGCAGTAATCGAATAACGGAGGGTTAAGGAGGAATTGGAATGAATCTCTATAGTCTCGTAAAGTCTGATATTGATTTATTTAAGGAAAACTTCCCTAGCATCGATTTTAACTGGAACACAATTACATTCGTTACGAATGACAAATGCACTGTCGAATACCTAGCTAAGCATAAAAACTATGACCCAAATGACGAGCACCCTATTTTCTATAGTCCGACCACAAATACTGTTGTCCACGATAAAATGTTAATGCAATTCGACTATGTACGTTTTCATGAAATGGGGCACGTTGTACACGATAAGTTGCTCGAATATAAAAGATTTACTTTCCCTATGGGTTGGCAGAAGTCGTTGGTAAAACACTGGAATATGCCATCTTATCGTAGACCTAACTATCTTGAGGTTTTTGCCGATGTATTCGCAGAAACCATGTTGCGACTAAAGCATAATTGCATAATGGCTAACTACAATAACATACTAAGGTACGCTATTCACAGTTGTGCTTGTTCAAAAAAATTAAAGGAGGAATAACCATGCGTATAATCATTCTAAAGAAATCCACAGTCAAGCGATATTTCGCCATTTCCCTTCTAATGATTGTAATGGGAATATCCCTCATAAGTCCCTTCAAGGCTCAAGCATCAACCCCACAGACAATCCTAGCCCCTCATACGTTTGTCTTCTACCTTTACCCAATGCCAGAGAACAACGGAATGTTTTGGCTAGAACAAAGTCCACAGTTGGGATATGCAACATTGCAGGAATGGAGTAGCCTATTACCAAAAGGCGAAATGATTGTGGCGGTTCCTGAGAATATGCAGTTAGCAAGCCTTGGAGGATTGGATAGGATAGGCAAATATGTACAGGGGAAAATCAAAGGAGCAGGGAGTAACGGGAAGTACGACAAGGATGTATTCAAGTATCGCAGAACCGTCACGGCAGAAGGTGTTACTGATGAAATTGAAGTTGAGATTGGCAAGCACTTTAGGGATAACGACAATATTGATAGGTTGATATCAGGAGTCAGAAAGCACTTAACAACCGATGCGGGAGAGACAAAGGAGATTAAGGACCCTGTATTCCCCCCACAACCATTAGATGGAGTACAAATGCCAGGAGAGATGCCAAGCACAAAGGAAGGTCAGGCGGCTAAAGTTCAGGTTTTAGGTGGTATGACTCTTTTTGGCGGGCTCCTTCTTCTAGGCAAGGTTTTGGTTTTTGTCTTATAAAATAGCGAGAAGTCCTGCTAATTAAAGTAGGACTTATTTTTTTGCATAATTTTATTCATCGTGGACAAAATACCTCAAAGGAGGGAAAAGAGATGAGAAAATTAATCTTAATCCTACTAGCCATAGTTCTCCTAGCCACCAATCCCGACAAATCCAACTACATCGACTACACAAAACAAAATATCCTCGGGCATAATGCGAGTGGATTAGTTTCAATGCTTGCAGACCCATTAATCGACAGGACAACGACCGAGAGCAATCTGTACTTCGCTACTGTTTACCGGACTAAGTTTGGAGAAAATAACGTTACTACTTTGGGGGTATTAAACAAATTCATCCCCTTGAAATAGAAAATACCCTACTCGTTTGAGTGGGGTATTTTCTATGATTATCCTTTAACCTTAGCAACTGTTTTGTCTTGTTTATTATGCTTATCCCATACGAATTGAATGAATTCTTTCTTTATTCCTGCTATGTTAATGATCTTCTCAAATATTGCCCAGTAAAGATAAAGCATCACAAGCACTCCAAAACCAATCCCCATGCCGATAACTACATAAACACAAAATGCCTGAATGCCTGAATCCATGAATTCATTATCTTCATTCCCCCTACAATATTTCTTTAACAGCTTGGAAAAGGCAATCTACGAGTTCCTTGTTTTGATATTTAGGGAAATTATAATTTGGAAGTTTGCCTGTTACTATTTCCATCATCCAATGCCTACCCTTCTCTATTTTTGGAGTATAAGTTTCGAGTAGTTGGAGAAGTTGGCCAATTGAGAGCAAGGGCAACGAGTTTTCTTTCGGTCTACATGAGGGGTCTTCGCCATCATTAACTTGACATTCGCAATTTCGATATCCGTCACAATGTCCAACTATTTCGGTATAGAACTCACCATCTTCAATAAACGCATACCAATCTCCTTCTTCTTTATGCACTTTCCACCATACCCGCAACTTCTCTTGTTGCTCAGGACTTAGTTGCAATACATCATCAGGAGTTAATCGCTGTTTCACTTCTCATTATCCCTCCCATATCCCTTTGGGCAATAACCCATAAGATTCCATCCTGGATACTTCTCATAAACAGCATCCATGACAATTTTATGCACCTTGAAACGGTCATCTTTATCCTGAAATTGTTCCATAGTAATTGGAATATCAATCACATCATTCTTGCTGATGGTCTCATTTTTGCCATTTATCTTTTCTTTTTTCCATACGCCAAATCTTATTTCCATCCTATTTATTCCTCCCATACTTCTTTTAATCGTTCAACGACTCATCTTCTTGCATCCTGACGCACCCCAACTCAAACATTCAAACGTTTCACAGGGTTTACATATTTTCTTATTAAAAACCTCTTCTATCCTCCCTACCATCTCCACAGGTAACGGTTCCCGACATTGCTCATAGCAACTATACTCCGATACAAATATACCCAACCCCCTAGCCATCTTAGCAATAGTGATACCTAGTTCCCTTCTCCTGTCTTTTATTATTTCTATTGAAATTCCATTCGCTGAATTTATTTCACTAACTTCTTCCTTTTCATTTTTGATTAATTCATCAAGCTTGAGTTTAGCTTGTTTCACTTCACAATCTGAGTTATGACAATCAAATACTCGACCATGTGATTTCTCTCCATCCCAAAAACCTATTGGGTATTTAGTTGGGTTTGTGCAGGTTTGGCAGTTCATTATTTTCCCCCATCCCCTTCATGTTTTCTAAGGAAATAGCCCATATAATCACCATCGGGATATTGATCCATGTACGCCTTAATCTGTTCCCTATCCCTTTTCTTATCTTCCTCGGTTATGGGGATTATTAGGCGTTCCGACGATCCGGAATAATGGCTTTCGGTATTAGTAAGGACTGAGCATTTCTTGAATTGTCTGTGAATACCTTCCGGATTTTCTTTCATATTCAAGGTTATTCCTCCTCTCAATCCCTAAAACTAATCGACTCCTGGGCATCAACCTCGCAAACTAAATCCCAATAAGTGAAGTCGTTACCTTGTTCATCCTGCTTAATAAACTGTCGCTCAATTATCCATTTGCATTTCCTCGTGTCTGCTGTTAATCGTAGTGAGCAGAATATTGCCGGTCCGTAACATTTATCTACTATAAGTGCATTCATATCGCCCATATTGATAGTTTTTTCCGTAGCGTTGAAGTCCAATTTATTCCTCCTCCTTCTCGATCATCAAGTATGCCTCCATGTACTTAATTGTCTCATCAATCCTCTTTTTTGTTCCGTCTAAAATCTTTTGAGCCATATCGAAACTAATTAACCCTTGATGTGCCATATCTGAAGAGTTTTTCATCAATACGGTGTATTCATGAATAGTCCTTGCGCAGCCAACGATATTATCCAGTTTGTACTTACTCGGAGCGAGCTTGTTATTGCATTCCCTTTCCTGCTCGCTAATTTTATTGATTACCTCTGCCCAACTTGCCATTATTTTCCCAACCTTTCTCTATCTTCCACATCTTGCGACTTCGCTTAAACCTTTTCGGCTCGGTAAGCAAAGTATTCAATAATTCATTTCTAATCTTATTTTCTCGATTACAAAGCGAACCAGTGCAATTAAAATAATAAGGACTGTCGGCCATATTTGTTATCTCGAATTCTTCCATAATCTCAATATCGTAATAATTGAGTATGAGTTCTAATGGAGTTCCTTCAAATCTTGCCATCTTTACTTATCCCTCCTTCGCTTATCCTGTTTTAACACCTAACGCCTACTACTTGATTAATCTTAATCCCACAGATGCCATATATCCTAAGCAGAGTATTCCCTTTTCCCTCTTCGACTTAGCACAACTCTTGTTAACACATGTTTTACAGCTCCAGACCATCTATTTACTTCCCCCTTCGTATTTATTCCTATCTCTTCTTAATTCCTCCATTTTCCGATTAGACCAACCGGTTATATGCTCAAAGTAAAATGCTTTGCCACACTCCGGACAACATGGCAACATTTCTTTACCTCGGTAATGACTCTCTAAGTCGCGAAACACAAGAAGCCAGGGCTTGTAGTTGGCAATCTGTTTTCTTTGCTCTAAAAGCCCATTAATTTCTCCTTGGAGACGTTCATAATGTCTGGCCAAGTAATACATAGCGTCATAAGCATCAACCCTTGCCCCACATTTACTGCAATTTATTTCTCGGTTATCCGTATCGACAACGTATTTGGGGTCTTTGCATTTACAACGCTTTCCGATATTCCGATTTATTCGCAATACTTCAAGGCTTATAACTTTGTCGGGTAGTTCGTTATTCATCTCATTTCCCCTCTTCTTCCCACAGAGTATCCAAATCTATTTTATCAAACTCAGAAAATCCTTCGCATAATAAAAACGGGTCACTCAGGCTACCATCTACATAAAGATTGCCATTCTCCTCATAACACCAATCGCTAGACCAAGAAACCCAGTCATGCCCTTCATGTTCGCCTAAACACCTTCTATAGTTTATATTTTTGAAAATGTGCTTTTTATCATCAGGTAAGGCATCATATTCTGCTACTGTTTTCGCATTATCTAGCCAAGTCGTATACGAACCATAACCAAGGTAGTAGTTCTTTTTGCAATCTTTACAAGCGAAATTACCTTCCCTACCCATCTCATTTCCCCCTCTTAATTTGTTTTAAGGCCCTTATCTAGATATACGCTCTGAATAATATCCTTAGTGGCATCGAGTAACTTAGTAAACTCATCTAGATTGCCCCCAAAATATGCACCTGAAGTTTTTAATTCGTAGCGGAAGTTACTAGGGTCCTTGATTGGGTTAATAAAAAATCCATCAAGGACAATGCTGCCCTTAGTATGTATTTTGCCACTCCAATCTTTGTGGTCGTTTTTAATGATGTAGCAATTTTTTATTCCCTTAACTTTAATGAAACTTTCAGGTTTATACCTTTCTAGCAAGTGATATACTTGCTCATACTTATGGACTACTACTAGAACGCCATGACATAATCTGTAGATGTCTCGGTATTCGTGTTGTTCTACCACTTCGTAGTTCATCCCAACTTCCTGCCCTTCTTAATCTGCTCTAATGTAATCCTGCTTCAAATATCAGATTAGCCATTATGCCCTCTGTTGCGAAATGATTGATGTTATAATCAGTAGTAAGGTGTGTACGTTCAAAATGCCTGTCAATCATAGCTTCTAACCCTCCTTCATCTAACATATTCTCGCTCATAAAGTTGCTTATGTTTCTCATAACGGTTTGAATTTGTTTTTTCTTTAAATTTGGATGGTCTTCCCCAAAATACCGACGGTAGGTACTGTAATAGTAATTAACCACAGATATAGTTCCCTCCGTATATGGTTCTAATTGTTGCGTACGAATGTCGTCAGACTTCGTACCATTATTATTATTGTATTTTATGAACGTAGTTTGTGGAGTAGTTTCTGTTAAAGATTCGTTGATATTTGATTTTCCTTCTGTTGGATTTTCATTTTCCTTTTGTTGAATTTCAAATAACCGATTAATAAAGGCTTCGCGGTTTAATTTATAATGTACGGTAGGGTTTCCGTTAGCCTTCTTGGTCTTAGTTTCTAATAATCCTAATTCCTCAAGAATCTTTCTGGCTTTCCTTAATGAGTAATCGGATAAGAATATTTCCTCCTGCCATTCCTTGGATGTCTTGTAGATGAATCCGTCCTTACGACTTCCCTTGTCTGACCAATAAACAAGTTGAGCCAAGAACACTCCAGAAGGCAAATCCCCAGTTAATTTGATGAATTCTCTCGGAATAGCCAAGATATTTTTCTCCCCTGTAACCGATTGAATTACATCGAATACTTTTTGTTGGAAGGAAATATTACCCATTTTATTCATCTCTATTGATCCACTCGATAACTGCATCTTTTTCTATCCTCCAATCCCTAACCACCTTAAATGCCCTTAACCTGCCATCTGTAATTTCTCTCTGAATGGTTCTCCTGCTGATTTGCAAAAACTCTGCGAGTTGCTTAATTGTTACAACATCCGGTAATTTATCAAGTCCCATTTTAAGCCTCCTATAATGTGAATACCTATGACAATTATACCATTCATATGACTACTTGTCCATCTTTATTTCCCATATTTAAGCAAAAAAATAAGCCCTCCACTCAATTAAGAGCAGAGGGCTAGATTTTTTTATTAAGACCGCCTTTTGCTTTCACCTTTCTGCCAGTTGTACACCTAACAGCCCGGAATTATTGAAGCACCACTTGGCTACCACTCACGCCAACTAGATAGTAACACTAGCCTGTTTATTTAGTCCCACGGTGATACCGGGCCGACCAAATAGCTTTGTGAGCAGGTTCGAGTCGAACGAACGATCATCCATTGATTACATTATACCATATTGCGCAGACAAACAAAATGCTTTTTATTTGTTTTTGTCTGAATTTGCCATAAAAATAAGCCCCACCCACAATTAAGTGAGCAGGGCTTATAATCATATTCGTGAGGCCACGAAATTGATCGACCATATTTCCCACGCGGAGGAAAAGGCTATTTTACAGCGTCCCGATTCATTAACGTAGCAATGATGGCTGCAATCGCAGAAACGCCGTTAGCAATGGCGTTAATCTGTTCATCGGAAATTATGTCATAACCGAATGCACCTGCCGCCAATTTTACCGCACCTAAAAGGCCCATTACAATAGTCGGTTTTCTCAATCGCTCTAACACATAAATCAATCCTTTCAAATAAAATAATGAGTGCCTAACCCCTTCCGTCAGCACTCTGCCTTACTGCACCCTATACGTGCAACAGGTTCCCCCATCTTTCCGACATTCGTGTCGGTAACATCAATTATCCTAAATACTTCTTAACAGCTTGGGCAGTATCGTACTTGTTGTCGAATTTATCAGGCACTTTTCAACCACCTCTGCAAAAAAGGGTACTCATATTGTAATTTTTCAGTTATATGCCTCCACGCTCTACTATGTTTGATATTTAAAACAGCATCTTTTGTAGTATTAAACATAGCGCCTATCTGCCTTGCTGTAAGGGAAGTGCTTCCCAGGAGATGGATTATCCCGACGACATCTTCACTACTCAACGTAGCCCTTCCATTTCCCTCGCCGGTATTCATTGCGCTAATTTCTTTTCCCCTATCAGGACGCATTGGCTTAATGTTCTTTTTCCCTCTCCTTGTGTCTGCTGCCTTTTTGTACGATTCTGGAGTATGCTTATGATTTCTCATAAATTCTGAGTGCTTTTGGCGTAGTTCTAAGGACGGAGAAATGCCAGTTGTTTTTCCTGCCGTTGGAGAAATATTGTATCCACTTTCCCTGTCGTAAGACCTGTAGAAATTCATCCAATATTGTTCTCTTGGTATTAGAGAGAACGTATCAGATATATCATCAATAATTTGAATTACTTCCCAATTGAAATTATTCTCTCCATACTCATTCCAATCGTTTTGTATATTACGATTTTCATGCTTACCGTTTCTCAATTTAGAAAGATGGCTAAAACGCCTCTGCCTTAACTTAGTTGTACTGCCTATATAAACCTTACCATTAACCAAATTAACCAATTTATAAACCCCGGGCGTATTGCTAAAGCCATCATTAATCACTTAAATCATCACCTTTTCTTTAAGTAAAAGGATGCAAAGAAAGGGAGACATCTAGCATCTCCCCTAACAAGGAAATTCAATTACTGACCCAAGTATTCAGCCACCGCGCTTGCTGTGTTATATTTTGTCTTGCCACTGAGCAAAACCTCATTTGTATGACCCGTTGTAGGGCCGCCAATAACAATGAGTTTTTTCGCCTTCATAGCATCAATTGGAACAGACTTATCATCGAGCCGAATAAATATAGCACAGTTATGTTTCTGCGCTACGTCTGCACCTGCCCAATAATCTCGTTCTGAGTAAAGTAAAACGGCGATATTCAACACATCATTTCCCCCCTCGATTTCTGTTTTTATATCTGTCATAAGCCTAGCCCACGGGAAGTACTTGCCTGGGCACTTAGTGGCATACTGCTCTTTGTGTTTGTGGTGACATCCGGTGGTAATCCCATACTGCTTATGCACGGAGATAGCACCTTTTAACAACCCTTGATACTGAACTTCTGACATTCGATTCTCCTCAAAATTCCCTACACAAGCAATAGCGAATGACCTTTGATTCATCGTATAACCACTACCATCTGGAGCGAGCCCTGTGTCATGGGCTCCTGAATATTTAGCATCTCTGCCCATTTCTATGGACCCATCGGGCAGGATAACCATATTGTAGCCTATGTCTCCCCAGCCTTTTGCCTTATGCTCTTTGCGTATGACATCGGCACTCGAATAATCTCCGACAGTATGATGATAATCAACCATAGTTATTTTGCATGGCCTAATCTGCATGGTATCCTCCTTCTCTGGAATGACCTTATCTGTAATGGCCCATGTCTCCAAGATAATACCTGAGTTCATGGGAATGTAACATCTTCCATTGTCGCCCCAATCGTCTCCCCAACTGTTGAGGACAATCCAATCATTATCTTTCCATCCCATAATAACCATTTCGTGATACCCTTGGAATTGATCGTCAGAAGTTGGATAAGACACTCTTGGCTTAGTCTTACTAACTTGATAAAAGGATTGATAGATGGATACCATGACAGGTACTGGTCCCAACTCAATTAAGGCTGTTTTAATATCGTCTACAGACCCTAAAATTGCATAAGCCGTTATTCTGTGGGGATAGGCCTTTTCGAGCAAAGCACTCTTCCTGTTGTCAAATATGTTTTTAATCTGCGGCCACTCTACGTTCTCCGGAAAGCTCTCGTGGTCACAGACCCCTAAATCTAGTAACTGTTTTAATGCTTGTCTTGGCATCATGCCATATCCTTGATAATCCTCTGGACCGCGACCTCCGTAGATAAAGCCAGGAGAGAGTTTGACATACTCCCCATACTGTCCTTCTTCTACAATCTCTCTACAATAGGCGAGTGCATGAGCAACGCAAGAGCCAACTGCACCCTGACTCTTTACTTCATGATTGTAGGGGATTTCAAAGGCATTAGGGAGGGTTGTTGCCGCTTGGGGTACTAGCTTACTGATGCGCCAATCTCTCTCGTCAGGAGGGCTTTTACGCGCCCCTAGTGGTATTGAACTGTAGTCCATTTATTTCCCCTCGCTTTTATCCTGTAGTTGGCTAAGCACCCGAGCGAGCCCTGGTGGTAATGGAACTCCAAGTATTCCTAAATTCTCAGTAACCGATATTCCCTCTCTGGAAATATAAAAGTAAATTGTGAGTGTCCTAAATATGGGGTCTTGATTTCCAACCATTTCGTCAAGTAATACAGACACAACCAATACGGCAAGGATAATCCCCTTGCGTATTCCTCCCCAGTACATAACTTCGCTGTTTACTTTGTGACCCCTTACAGCCCCTAGAAACCCAGTTAAGTAATCCATAATCATGAAGGCTATTAGAACCTTCAGAGAGGCATCCCAACCACCTAAACATGCTGTCGCTGTTGTTCCCATTGCCGCTATAAAGGCATTAAGGCTAAACTCTTTCACGCTTTCACTGTCCTTTCACGCTACCTATTTGACCACCACTTTACTTTTGATTGCCTCTATTGTCTGAGGTCCAATACCCTTTACTTTGTCTAATTCCCACAAATCTTGATAAGGCCTATTTTGAATGATTCTGTTTGCCAAGATAGGCCCGATATCAGGAAGTGACTCCAATGCTTCAACGGATGCACTATTGATGTCGATCTTGTGGCAATCCCTGTTGTACATAAGGAGAAAAGACAGTAGACATAGGGCAATGATTAGAATCATAGTTGTGATAGTACGTGCGTCTGTCGGACAACGTTTTCTTTCGAGATCATTATTTCGCAACTCGCACCCCCTATTTAAAGATAGGAATAAGAAAAGAGCATCCGATTTCTCGAATACTCTTCTTAGAGTGCATTGCACCCCGTTTGTCCCCCGGGTTGTCCTTATGAACTAGGGAAACGCTGGACAAAAGCGTTTTGTCACAGGTCATGACTCCTGCCTATCCCTAGTTTTAATATTGTAGCATACGTGATAATATAATGTAAAATGAAGAAATTTACAGGAGGATGGTGAATGATTGCACTTATATTAGTTTGTTCAATTTTGCTCAGTTGGATAATAGATTTATTGTTATGGCAAGCAATTGTTGTGAATTTGTTTTTAATAGCGACATGGATAACAGGGAGGAGGATGGAAAATGGATTATGATGTATTTTTAAGTTACGCATTTCCGATACTAGGAATAGCTATATTTTTAGCCTTGTTATGCGTAGGGTTAGCTATGGTAATAGCCAAACTTAGAGGACAAAAAGAAATGCCGACATGGATTTTGGTTGTTCTTGGTTTTGGATTCTTGAGTTCGATTGCAGTTATATTCATAGTTGGAACTTTACTGGGTTGGGAAACGCCGATTTAAAGGAGTGCAATACGCACCCCTTTTTATTTTAGCCATTTACTAG